CAAAGAATGTTTCAATTTCTTTGAATTGTTGTGATGTAAGTTGCTCAATAAAATCTAATAATTCTTTCTTACTACAATCAGTTCCACTCCATGATTCTTCTTCATTATAAACCTGATCAATACAAGAAGATATCAAATCAAATGATTCATTTACACCGGCATTACCACTATCAGAAACAAAATTAGATTTGATAAATTCTGATAAAGATGGATACCTCAATCTCATTGTCAAATTATCATCAAGTTTAATATCTCGACTATGTTTCTTATCTTTCTTTACTTTGATTTCATCAAGAGGAATTATGACGGGGACTTGAGTTTCACCATCATCGGGACATGTAATCAAAACCTCAACTGTTTCGCCAACAGACTTGCCACGAATATTTAAGAACAGATACTCAATATCAAACGTTGATAGAGTATCAACTTTTACCCCTCTAGTCAAAATACAATTACCAATAACCGTCTTCAAGGCATTAGTAATTTCTTTTTGATCTTCAGATTCCATCGCAATGATAAGAATTTTTTCTTCTTTTACAAGAAAAGGTCTATATTTAATTTTCTTGCCCGTAGAAGGTAATTCCAACTCATACGTCGGTGTCGCAATCTTTGGTAAAGGCATAACAACCCAAATAATTCAGTTATGGTTATTTATTACCTGAAGTCCAGAGCTTCGTCAAGTCCGGATCGATCACCCTTTTTTGCCAGTGATATTTGTTTATCAATTTCTCGCTCTTGTCTTATAGCAGCTCTATCTTCACTTGTCACGGTATTAATATTTTTTCTAAAAGAGGAATTTGAATTAACATTATTTCTTTGTGTGCTCTTTACTTTATTAACCACACCAGTTTTATCATTTTCGGCAGTTCCTGTTGCCCTTGATTTACTATCTTCTTTACCACATATGTACCTTTCATAGTTAAATGTAACATTTACATTTAAGACATCCGATGATCCGTATTGAACTTGTGTTGATGATAAGTTTATGGGAAACATACCATAAAAAGTATATTCTATTTGTCCACCATCACCCTCATCAAATTTTATAATATTAGTTTTATCACATTTATATTCTTTTGGATATTTCATTCTATAAAAATAATTGTCATTACTTTTTATAACACCCGTTTCTTCAGAACCATTGGAAATATAATCAATCCAATACTCAAAAAATTTAATCATTCTATAATCCGTGTCAACATAAAATTGTAGACTCATTTCGGTAAAAATTCTAGAGTGTGCCATTTTTTCTTGGACACCCATAAAATTTCCATTAATACTTGCCGTTGCCAGACTACTTCCAGGAATAACGGCACTATTACATCTCAAACCAGATTCTCTCAAAATAAAATTATTATCTACACCCTTGCTCACCAAAAAATTTGTTAGATCTGAATTAAGACCACCAAAATTTACTTGGTAATGAGATGTTTTGGCAACATTACCAATAATGGATACAAAGTCTGTTATTTTCTTTCTTGTGATTGCCATCTAAATAAATTATAAGGCTTTACATTATTAAGTATTTAGATGTCATATAAGGGAAAATATAAACCTTCATATCCTAAAAAATACAAAGGTGACCCAACGAACGTAATTTATCGTTCTTTATGGGAAAGAAAGTTTATGGTTTATTGTGATAAAAGTGAAAACATCCTGGAATGGAGTAGTGAAGAAATTGCTCTTCCATACAAATCACCCCTTGACAATAAAATTCACCGTTACTTCCCAGATTTTTATATAAAGGTCAAAGAAGGAAACAAAATACAAAAATATTTGGTAGAGATAAAACCTAAAAAGCAAGTTCGAGAACCAAAAGTTCCAAAACGAAAAACTAAAGGTTATATCTATGAAGTGAAAGAATATGTAAAAAATCAGGCAAAGTGGAAATCTGCACAAGAGTTTTGTGAAGATCGTCAGTGGAAGTTCAAAATCATGACAGAGGATGATTTAGGTATTCGTCAATGATGTATCCAACAGATGATAATGATAATCGTGTTAGAGGTGTTACGAACAATCTAATTGGTGGTGAAGATCCAGATGATTTGATGATTGAATTAATGGATGCCGTTAGTGATTCATATACTCCTGTCCCAGAACCCGGAAAATATTATATCTTCATATATTCTCCCAAAACTCCAAATATACAATACGATCAAAATCCTTTAGTTGCGGTTACAGAAGTTTTTCGTTGGGGATTTCGTGGATTGAACTATCACTGGGGACAAGTTCGTCAGTATACATGGGAAGAAATGGTGGGAAATATGTATGAAATTTATCCGGATGAACTTGCCGATGTTCGTGAAATACCTTTTGGTAAAAAAACCGACAATTATCAATAAATAACACTATAAAAGGATTATAACCTATAATGGGAAGAGGAACACAAAAAGCAAAAGAAAGAGCTGCTGCCGCAGAAAGAAGAAAGAAAAAAGCTGCACAGAGAGTTCCAAGAACTCCTAAGTATCCTCCAGAATACAAAGAAAAAGAACTGAAAACAATTCAAGAAGTAGAAAAATTTCGAGAATCCAGACAACCTCCAGTAAATAAACAACAGAAACCAAAATCTGAAGATCTTCCTGAAGTTAAAACAGAAGAACCAAATAATAATAACCCATTTACAAACTTAAGGTATCCTAACCAAGAAATTGTAGCAGATAGTGATTATCTACAAATCGAGGTATTAAAATTTGTAAGCAGTGGTCTTGGTAGTTTACAAGATGATAAAACCTTTAAATTAAATAATATTACAGAAACTATTAATAGTAAAAAAACCATATTGGGAACGATATTCTTACCAATACCAAATCAAATACAAGATCAAAATGGAGTAAATTGGGGATCAGATAGTCTAAATGGATTAGCTGCGGCAGGAGTAGATGCGGCAAGTGCAGTCATGCAGAGTGGTGGTGTGGGTGATGCTATGAACACTGCTGGTAATCAACTTAATAATTTTACATCTAAAATATTATCTTCTGGAAATGGTGGTAGAAATGCAATGAACGCACAACTAAGCGCAGCTATAGTCAATGCACTTGGAGGAAATACCACTGGATCAGGTCTTTTGGCACGAGCTAGTGGACAAATATTAAATCCAAATATGGAATTATTATTTAATGGTGTAACTCTAAGATCATTTAATTTTACATTTGATTTGGCACCTAGAGATCAACCAGAGTCAACAACAATAAAAAAAATAATCAGAGTGTTTAAAAAATACATGGCAGCAAAAACTACATCTGCTAATTCTGGAAATGGACTATTCATAGCATCTCCTGATGTATTTCAATTGACATATAAAAAAGGTAATACTGATCATCCATTTTTGCATACATTTAAACCGATGGCACTTTTAAATGCATCTGTTAATTACACTGGTTCTGGTGTATATGCAACATATCGTGATGGAACCCCGGTTCATATGCAATTAACTTTATCGTTTCAAGAACTCAACCCAATTTATAATGAAGACTATGATGATATTGAGAATAATGTAGAACTAGAAGGAGTAGGATTCTGATGGGATACTTTAGAGAAATACCTGATATAGAATATCAGTCACCTTTTAATAGTAGAATTTCCGATTCTTCTTATGTTCTTGCAAAGAATATATTTAAGAAGATGAAAATTCGTGATGATCTTCAAGATGTATTCACAATCTTCAACAAATATATAATTCGTGAAGGACAAAGACCAGATACACTGGCAGAGGCACTATATGGAAAATCAGATTTGGATTGGGTAATTCTAATATCTGCAGGTATCATTAATGTAAGAGATGAATGGCCAATGAGTGATCATGAACTATATGAATATGTTGTGAATAAGTATACAACAAACAGATTGGAATCTACAGAATTAGAAATACAACAGGCAATTAGTGCCGTCCATCATTATGAAACTACGGAAGTAAAAGATGATCAAGGTAGATTAATACTTCCAAAGGGAAAAATAGTAGACTCTGATTTCAGTATACCAAATCCTTCAATTAAGGATTTAAATTTAAATCCTGTCACGACAGTGACCAATTATGAACATGAGGTCAACTTGAATGAGGCAAAAAGAGAGATTTTCTTACTAAAACCTTCATATTTACAACAATTCTTAT